ACGAAGGTAACTGCACCGACCTTTCCCCGTTGTATGCCGTTGACATCCTTTGGAATGATGAGCCGTTGGAATCCTTTGCAACTAAAGAGGTGTTCCCGTCTCCCGTGGGCGTTCATACTTTCAGCGGGTGTGAGTCGCTTTACCTTGCCCGTTTCTGTGAATTCAATCCGTCATCACCTTACTGCGTAAACCTGTTACAAAATGAAACACTTTGAAAATGATACAATCGCAAACATCGCAACGGGTATTTCTTGTTCGTCTGCGGTTTTGCATTTTGCGACTACTTGGCAACCTCTGTTTTCTCTTATTCTGGCTCTTGTTGGTATTGTATCGGGATTGTTCGCGATTCGTTACTACGCTAAAAAAATCGAGAAACTAGATGGCAAAGACTAGCAATACTAGTGTCTTTAGAGCGAAGCCAAAGAACAAACTTCGTCGACACACTAAGCACGTCAACAAGCACAAAAGCGCAAAGCCGTATAAAGGTCAAGGCAAATGATAGATAGAATCTTCAAGAATTGGAAGACTACTGCTCTAGGAATTGGAGTGATTATTGCTTCATTCGTACTCGTATTCTTTGAGAAGACGACGTTGAGCGAGGTTTCTGTATTTTTAGGCGGTGGATTTATGATGCTATTTATCAAAGACAAAAAAGAATAAACGCTATTTACTAGTAATGAACTTCGAGAGACTTCAATTTCACGAGAATAAACTACCGACATTCAAAGAGAATAAGTCGAAAGACATATACAACTTTGGTGACGACAACTTGTACCCCGATTTACTAGTAGACTTGTTCTCTAAATCACCCAAACACAACGCTATTGTATCATCAAAAGCGTCATATGTTGCAGGTGTAGGAACTGCTATCGTAGGTGAGAACACTCAAGACGTAGCAAAAGCAGAAGCAAAACTAAAGTCAATCAACACATACGAGTCGTTTGAAGAAGTAAAGCAAAAAATCGCTTACGACTTAGAGTTGTTCAATGGCTTTGCAATCGAAGTAATTTGGAATCGTGCGAAGACTGCAATCGCAGAACTTTACCATCTACCTTTCAAGAATGTACGAGTAGGTCTTGACGATTGCTACTATTATAGTGAAGATTGGTCAAATCGGCGTGAAGAGATTGTTCACTACAACCCTTTCAACGAGAACACTAGAGAGTCAAAGCAATTGTTCTACTACAAGATGTATCGACCAGGTCAAGGAGTTTACCCTTTGCCCGACTATGTAGGTGCATTGAAGTACATCGAAATTGACACAGAAGTTTCTAACTGGCATTTGAACTCTATCAAGAATGGCTTTTCAGCGCAAACCTTGATACAAATGTTTAAGGGTGTACCTACGCCCGAAGAAGCACGCAAAGCAAAGCGTCGATTCAAAGACTCATATCAAGGTACAGACAACGCAGGTGGTTTGATATTGATGTATAACGACCCGAACGAGAGAGAGTCGATTGTATCAAACATTCAACCTAGCGACTTTGACAAGCAATTCGACATCTTGAACAAGACGGTACAACAAGAGATTTTTGTAGGTCACAAAATCAACTCTCCTATGTTGTTCGGCGTTCGCGTAGAAGGTCAACTAGGTGGTCGAAGCGAAATGATTGAAGCATACGAGATGTTTCAACAATCGTATGTAGAACCTCGTCAAGGTAAAATGGACGAGCAACTCTCATACTTGTTCTCTTTCATCTCTCCTGTAAGACTTGAGACTATCAACAAGCCACCTCTAGGACTTGACTACTTAGACTTGTACACTCGCAACTTGATATCAAACGAAGAAGCGCGTAAAGAATTGGGATTGCCAGAACTTTCTACCGTGAAGATTCAATCAAACTTGAACGACGCAATCAACTCTTTGAGTCCTTTGGTAGCGAACAACGTCTTGTCAAATATGACAATCAACGAGAAGCGTCAACTTGCAGGTTTACCACCTATCGCAAACGGAGACAACATCGCAGGTGCAGAAGCAGTCGCTTTATCAAAAGCAAACCCTTTCGGTTGGGACGACGAGCGAGATTTAAAAGTCTTCTCTCAATTTGGTGAAGATGCTTCTCTCTTTGAAGAAGTGAAAATGACTTTCGCTAGTGACATCGAGAAAGCAATCTTGAACACAATCAAAGAAAACAAGGGTATCACAATCGGTGAAGTTGTTAACATCATAGACGCAGACTTGTTGAAAGTGTCTCAAGCAATAGACAACTTGAATAAGACGGGAATGATTCAACCCGCAGAAGGTGGCTTGACAATCACAGACGATGGCTTGAGAGAAATCGCAGACATTCAAACTGAGTTACTCGTACGCTATAAATACGAGAAAGCACCCAACACAAAAGGTGGTATTATTATAGACACATCTCGTGAGTTTTGTCGTAGCGTCGTAAGAGTCAATCGTGTGTACTCTCGTCAAGACATCAACGCTATGAGTGCGCTTCTAGGTTATGACGTATGGAAGCGTCGTGGTGGTTGGTATACTATCCCAGATTCATCCCCTGCGGTACATCGCCCATCGTGCAGACATATTTGGGCTTCTAAAGTAGTAAGAAGAAAGAAATGACAAACTTTGTATACTTCGTTTCAACAACGTATTTGAAGGACAATACGCCTATCAACGAGAATGTCGATGACAAACTCTTAAAAAATGCTATCAAAGAGAGTCAAGAGATATACATTCGTGACATCATTGGAAGTGGTATCTACAACGAACTACAAACTCAAGCGTTTGCAGGTACTTTAACCGCGCTCAATACAACGCTTCTAGACTCTTATATTGCGCCGTGCTTGAAGTACTATACTTTGTGCGAAGCGATGCTTCCTATGACGTTCAAATTGATGAATAAGAGCGTAGCAAGTAGAGAGAGTGACAACGCTCGTGCAATAAGTGTAGATGAGTTGACTCTCTTAGAGAATCGCTATCGTGATAAAGCAGAGTACTACGCCAATCGTTTGAGAGATTACTTGAGAGAATACACAAACGACTACCCTTTGTTTTTGAACCCTGGCTCGACCTTTGATACTATTCGCCCATCAAGCACTACTTTTGTAGGAGGTATCTATCTACCAACAGACTATGACGATTGTTTCTGGAACTATGACTTCCCGCCCGACGAGAGATAACAAGTGGCAAAAAAACAACGAAGCCAAACTCATCAAATTCTTAAAGAATGACCCTAAATCAAATAATAGCAAAAATACGAACTCAAGTCGAAAGTCATAAGATGGTAGGGAAGTTCTCTGTTGGCGCAGAGTACAACCTAGCAGTCGACGAGGTGAAGTTCTACCCTCTCGTTTGGTTAGTGCCAGACGGCTTTGATTTAGCAACTCGTGACGGGCGATATGTAAACTATCGCTTTGCTCTTCTAGTATTCGATAGAGTATTCGAGAGCGAGTCAAACACAATCGAAGTATTGAGCGATACTGCTCAAATTATTATCGACATTATGTCTCTAATCGACTATCACTACAACAACTTAGAAGATTTTCAGTTGATAGTGAGTAGCACGGCAGAGCCATTCTATGACGCAAAAACAGACATTGTCGCAGGTTATGGCATCCAATTCCAAATTTCTACTCCTTACTTGGCTAATAGTTGCGTTGTACCTGTGTAGCATTATGTATGCTTTCTTCAATTTCAAACCGATTGAGAAAGAACCGATGTACATTGAGACGATTTCTTACTATGAAGATACTATCGAGAAAGTGCGATTCAAGAAACAGATTCTACGCGATTCTATTTATATGTATGATACGATGTATGTTGACACTTTTTCTCGTACTAGCGACGGACTTAAAAGGGCAATCAATTTGCATCGACACATTGACTCTCTCACAAGCGAATCACTATCTCGTTGAGGGTGCAAAAGCGAGACGCAAAGTTCTCGACTACAAAAAGTTGATTTTGCTAGATTCTATCGAAATCGCACAAATCGACTCTATTCGCACAATTCAAGCAAGAACAATACAAACTAAGCAAATCGAAATCGAGTCGCTTAGAACGCACGAGAAGACGCTTAAATCACAAATCGTAGTCTTCTCTGTTATTGCTTTTGTGCTTGGTCTTATTATATGAAGAAAAACAACGTCATTCGAATCGACAAAAACTGGGAAGAAACAAAAGTTCTTCTCATCTCTGACTTGCATTGGGATAATCCTAAATGTGACAGAGCATTACTCAAGAAACATCTTGACGAAGCATTGAAAGGGAATCACGATATTCTCATAAATGGTGACTTGTTTTGTTTGATGCAAGGTGCTTACGACCCTCGTAAATCGAAGAGCGATATTCGCGAAGAGCATAACGTCTCGAATTACTTCGACGCTATTATCAACACGGCGGTAGATTGGTTTGCACCTTACGCACATCTCATCAAGTTAATCGGATACGGCAACCACGAAACCGCAATCTTGAAGCGTCAAGAGACAGACATAATAGAACGCTTTGTCACTCTTCTTAACTACAAGTGTGATACACAAATTCAAGTAGGTGGCTATGGTGGATGGATTCGCTACGCTTTTCGTACTGGCGAGAAGCATACGATAAGTTATGCCATCAAATATATGCACGGATTCGGTGGCGGTGGTGCAGTTACTCGAGGCACAATCCAACACAATCGTATGAGTGTCAACGTCGAGGGTGCAGATGCGATTTGGATGGGTCACGTTCACGAAGACTACGAGTTGACTTACACCGTTGAGTATCTCACAAACAAAGACACGGTACAACAACGCGATATCTTGATGATTCGTACAAGTGCGTACAAAGAAGAGTATGGAGACGGCTCTAAAGGTTGGCACGTCGAGAGAGGTGCGTCACCTAAACCAATCGGAGGGCGTTGGCTTATTCTCAAACCTGTTAGAGACGAGAATGAAGGTAGAAAGATTCACGCTTACACTCACAAAACACTATGATAGTTGATATCTTAATCGTTCACGAAGAGAGAAACGACAACGCGTTTCTTGAGATGGGTGTCGACCCAGAAATCATAGAGTATCTTGAAGAAGGTCTCGTCGACTTGCGTCAAGTTGTAGCAATTAGCGCGTATCACGAACACACTCAACTCTTCTTAAATGGCGGTCATTCATTGATAATTGACGAAGACTTTTATACTTTTGCGTCACGATGGAAAAAGATGCGATAAACCCAAACCACTACAAGACAGGAGATGTCGAAGCAATAGAAGCAATCAAAGCGTCTATGACACAAGAAGCGTTTTACGGCTATCTGAAAGGCAACGTCTTGAAATATGTGTGGAGATTCGAGAAAAAGAATCGTCTCGAAGACTTAAAAAAAGCGAATTGGTACTTAACAAGACTAACAAATGAATATCAAGCAAACTCCGTTCAAGGGCTATAACGCAGAAGAAACAACGAAGAAACAAATCTACTTGCATCATACGGCAGGTGGCGCAGACGCTCTCTCAACTTTTAAGTTTTGGGAAGCAGACGCTATCAAAGTTGCTACTTGTGTCGCTATTTCTCGTGATGGTCAAATCGTACAAGGGTTTGACTCTAAGTTTTGGGCGTACCACTTAGGTCTCAAATCGTCTCATTTCTTAGGTCTACCATACACGAATCTAGACAAGTCGTCTATTGGTATTGAATTGTGCAATTGGGGGTACTTAACTAAAAAAGGAACGAAGTACTACAACTACGTCGGTAAAGAAGTGAAAGACGTATGTAAACTTGACACACCTTACAAAGGGTATGAGTACTTTGAGAACTACACAACGAAGCAAATCGAAAGCGTCAAAGAGTTACTCTTGTTATGGCGAGACAAATACGCAATCGACTTGACGTACAACGAGGATATCTGGCAAGTGACAAAGAGAGCGTTGAGTGGTAAGAATGGAGTCTTCACTCACAACTCAGTACGCAAAGACAAGATAGATGTTTACCCACACCCACAATTAATCGAGATGCTCAATGACCTTTGATGAGTTTTTGAACGGGCTAGGAGAACGCGCAGACTCTTTCGTCACGAAAGGCGATAGCGAGTTGAATCAAATCATCGCTAACTTTTGGAATAAAGTAACGATTCAACTTCAAGAAGAACTTGACAAGCCAAAGCGTAAAGGGAAGTTTACATACGACTCAAACGCTAGTGGTAAGTTAAGACAATCAATTAAACCTCTTGAGACTACTAGAACGCCTACGTCATTGACGATGCGTCTAGGAATGGAAGACTACGCAGAGTACGTCGACGGAGGTCGTCGTCGTGGTAAACGCCCACCTGTACAAGCCATCGAACAATGGCTCATCGACAAAGGGATACAAGTACGAGGTTCAAAGAATGAGAATCTTGCTACCGCACGACGCAACAAAGCACAAGCAATCGCGAACGCGATAGGTCGTCGAGGCATCAAACCTACAAAGTTCATACGCAACGTATGGAATCAACAACTTCTAGACGGCATTTCGACAGAACTTGCTACTAAACTAGGAAACAGAATCTTCTCGATAGATATAAAATAATTTTCTTTTTGTTTGCATTATGAAAGAATTGTTGTACTTTTGTGAGGTATGACAAACATAGAGCAAATCCAACAAGAGTTAAAAAAGAAACACTATCACGGTCTTCAAAAGACTATCCACGAGAGAACAGGTTTGTCTCTCCCTACTATTCGTAAGTATTTGAAAGGTGACGTGTATCACCCTACGGCGGTCAAAGTATTCAAGACGGCAAAAGAAATCATTGAACAAATCGAAAACTAATATGAACAAAAGCGAATCAATCAAGAACATTGGACTTGCTTTATGCAAGTTTCAAGCATCAATCGGCAAAGTGTCGAAAGAAGCAAACAACCCTTTTTTCAAATCTAAGTACGCATCACTAGCGAACATCTTAGACACTATTCAAAAACCATTGAGTGAGTGCGGTCTTGCATTTGCACAACTCCCAGACGATGACGCTTTGACAACTATCTTAATTCATAGCGAGAGCGGTGAATGGATTGAAGCGTCGTACAAGATGCCTGTGGCAAAACAAAACGACCCTCAAGCGATGGGTTCTGCAATCACTTACGCACGACGCTACGCTCTAGGTGCAATCTTAGGTCTTAACATCGACGACGATGACGATGGAGAGAAAGCAATGGGTCGCACACCACAAAAAGAAACTCTCACACCTAAACACCCAAATTGGCAACGTGCAGTAGAACACATTCAAAAAGGTGGTAAGATTAGTGACATTACTCAAAAGTACACATTGAGTGAAGTTGACTACAAATTGTTGTCTAGTGTCAAATGAATGATTGAGAATGGTTACGACTACACAAAGTGAAGAGCAATGGCTAGAGTTGCGACGCACAAGATTTACCGCTTCACAGATTCACAAGTTGATGGGTACTCCGAGAAACAAATCGGAGTACTTGAGCGAGACCGCGAAGACTTTTATCTATGAGAAAGGCGCAGAGATTCTCACAAACCAAAGAAACGAAATCTATGGTCGCGCTCTTGATTGGGGTAAAGAACACGAGAAACAAGCATACGAAGCGTTTGACCCTTTCAACACTCTTGCTACTTACTACGGAGGTGAGACGTTCGTCTTCATCGAGTATGGTGAGTTTGGTGGATATTCTCCTGATGCGCTAGGTGATGACTTTATCATTGAAATAAAATGTCCTTTCAATAGCGGTGTTCATCTTCGCAACTTCTCAATCAAAACAAACGAAGACTTGAAGTCGCTTCATAGCGAGTACTACTGGCAAGTACAAATGGGTATGATTGCGTCTGCTTGTGAGAACGCTTTCTTTGTTTCGTATGACCCTAGATTTGAAGACTCACACAAGTTGCACGTAGTAAATATCACACTTGACGACGTGAAAGACTTGATTGATGAGAAGTTGTACTATGCAGGACATATGCTTAAGAGTGTCATAGAATTGTCATAAAACAAAACAAATAGAAAAAAAAGTTTTCGAGTGTATTGCATATATGAAAAAAAGGTGTAGTTTTGAATCATAATACAAAGCGATATGAAAAACAACAACAACTTAAACGAAAACGAAACTCTAGTTCTCAAAGCAATTGTAGATGCATCTTACAAGTACACTCGTGGATGTTTCACTTATTTCAATGAAGTGATTGAATTTGTAAATCAATTAACTCAAGAGCAAGTGAAAGGGTACATCTCACAGTTGAGCCAAAAGAATTATATCTATATGAGCAAAGATGAGAATGGAGATTTGCAAATCACTCCAGGTATGACCTTTGAACTTTTTACTCAATATAAATTCTAAAAAAAATGGGGGTGTAAAAGCCCCCACTATTTATACAAGTATGGCACTAGACATCATTTATCTAATCATTGCGACACCTGTTGCGTTTGCGATAGGTTATGCTCACCATTGCATCAAGAGAAACTCTAAGAGACTTCGTGAGATGCCAGAGGCAACACCTTATCAATTCGAGAAAGACGAACCAATCGCGAATTTCGATGAGTTCTCAAAAGCAATCTATGACTTCAAATTCTATAAAGGTAAAGCAAGATGAATACACAAATAGTAGAAGCAAATGTGAATGGCTCTATCGAGTATCGAGTGTATCACAATCAAGAAATAGTAGGTAGATTCGAGAAGAAGATATTTGCTGAGTTCTTATCGAACAGGTTGAATGGGATGTCTTATGTTCTCGTCAACGAAGACAACGATGTGATTTGTGTGTTTGATAGCGAACCACAAATGCAAGATGTCTGCTCTCAACTAGAAGAATCTTATTCAATGGATTTGCAACTATTCCCTTTAGGTGGTTTATATACTCACTATGAAGTATACGGTGACAATTTCTATGAAGTAGTACAAGTAGTTAAAACTAGAACACAATGACAAACAATAAACAACAAACGGCAGTAGAGTGGCAATATATTGAGTTGTTGCGTATAATTTTCAAATATGCAACCAACAAAATAACTCCAAGAGATTTACAAGAACAAACAAAATACATTCTTGAACAAGCCAAAGAAATGGAGATGGAACAAAAAGCAAACACTTGGAATAATGCTATTAATGCAGTAGAAAAAGACAAGTGGGAATCATTTGAACAATACTACAAACAAACCTACGGAGGAGGTGAGCAATGACAAACAATAAACAACAAACATCATGGAAAGCCCCACGCAAACTAAAAAAACAAATCCCTAAAAATACCCCTTATTGCTACGATAAAAAGCGATGTGTATTTTGGAAATACTTTGAAGGCAATTTGGGCTATTGCAACTTCATCAACGATTATATAACAGATTCAATTAAAGAATGCGGGAAATGACAAACAATAAACAACAAACGGCAGTAGAGTGGCAATATATTGAGTTGTCAAAATTTCTTAATGGCAAATCAGAATTTACACACAAAAGTGATATTTTAATTAAAGCCAAAGAGATGGAGAAGCAACAAATCAGAAAAGCGTATTGTGATGGAGAGCATTACAAAGACACAAAGTTGTCTACTGATTACTACCAACAAACCTACGGCAAAAACCATATTGGTGATGTCAACAAAATGGCAGTAGGTGAGCAATGACAAACATACAAATGGCAATTTGGTACGGATTTATTCTACTAGCGTTCGTTCTTGGATTTTACATAGGCAAATACGATGACAAGAAGTGAACAATTCGATATGATGTATATGGACATCGCGCATATCGTCGCTAAACTTTCAAGGTGCAATCGTGCAAAAGTTGGCGCAATCATAGTCAAAGATGGCAATATCATATCATTTGGCTACAATGGTACACCGACAGGATTTTGCAACGAATGTGAAGAGAACGATGTGACGAAAGACGAAGTCATTCACGCAGAAATGAACGCTATCTTAAAAGCGGGTATAAACGCTCAAGGTGCAACGATGTACGTCACGATGTCTCCTTGTATACAATGCTCTAAGATAATCAAACAGAGTGGCATCCAGAATGTAGTATTTGAAACTTTGTATCGCGATACACAAGGACTTGATAAACTAAAAATAAATTACAAACACTTGTAACAATAAATAAAAAACGCTACTTTTGTATACAAGTTGAGATTTCGCAGCTCTCGTAAACTTGAAAGATTTTTGCCCGTTAGAATGGTAGGTGCTGCGACCACTGCCGTTTTGATGGGCTTTTTTTATTCGCAGCAAAAATGAAAATACAACACGAACAATGGAAACCTATTGCGGAATGTAATGGGGATTACTACATCTCAAGTTATGGCAGAGTTAAGAGTTGCCGATGTACGAAAGAAAAAATTATGAAACCACAAACAAATACTCGAGGGTATTTATCGATTGGTCTTATGATTAATGGCAAACAAAGAATGCAAAAGATTCACCGATTGGTAGCAAATGCTTTTATTGCAAATCCAGAAAACAAACCACAAGTAAATCACATTGATGCAAACAAATTAAATAATTGTATTTCCAATCTTGAATGGGTAACACAACAAGAAAATATACAACACGCATACAAAAATGGATTATTTGAATCACAAAGATTGGCACTGAGTAAGGCGCGTTCAAAGCCAGTTATTGACATAATCACAAAGAAAAAATATATATCACTGAAATCCGCTTGTGATGATATTGGCGAACCATATTCTCGTCATTTAATGAGAATTTATATGTCTTACAAAACAAATAGATTTATGTACATATGAGCGGATGGATTAAAATACACAGGTCAATCAAAGACCATTGGCTATATCAAGAAGACCGTGTATATAGCAGATTTGAAGCGTGGAATGATATATTACTGTCCGTTAATTATTCCGACTCTAAACAAATAATAAAGGGCAAAGTATACACCATAAGAAGAGGTGAAAGTATATTCTCGTTAGATACTTGGGCTAAGCGATGGAAATGGGATAAAAGCAAAGTCAGAAGGTTTCTCAATTTGTTACAAACTGATTCAATGATTGTATTGGTTACTGACAACATAACGACACACTTAACTGTTTGTAATTATGCAAGTTACCAAGATGAACGAAACGCAAGTGAAACGCCAAAGAAACGCAAACGAAACACAAACGAAATTCAAATGACACCAATTAAAGAAGAAGAAGAAATACAAGAAGAAGAAAAAGATAAGAAGTTTCAAAAACCAACCATTAATGAAATTGCTTTGTATATGGAAGAGCAAGGAATGAATAACATATCAGAGCGTTTCTACAATTATTATGAAGCCAAAGGTTGGATGATAGGCAAAAACAAAATGAAAAATTGGAAGGCGTGTGTAAAAACTTGGAAAGAAGGAAATTTGAAAAACACTACACAAGTTTCCTCAAATCAACCTAAACTTGCAACACTATGAATCTAGAACAAATGATACTATCAAACTTGCTCTTCTACAACGATGCAAGACACTTCTTACCACAAATCAACAAGAATTGGTTTACTCAAGATTTATCTCGTCGAGTTGTAGACGCGATGACAGAACTCTACTACGAGAATCAACCTGTTGACCTTGTGACTTTATCAAAGTATTTCACACGAGTAGAAGTTCTTGAGATTATTCGTATTCAACAAGAAGCAAGTGGAATGTCAAATATCAAAGTACACTTGAAGACTCTCGAGTACGAGTACATAAAGAGAACACTTGTCGATAGAGTGACTAACTTGAACTTGACAAAAGACTTGAGCGAGATGGTGAAAGACATTCAAAACATTCTTGAAGAGACTACATTCTCAACTCACAAAGAGCCAGACTCAATCGTCAAAGTCACAAACAAGGTAGTTGACCAAATCATAGACAATAGTCTCAAAGGTGGTGCGCTCACAGGTAAACAAACAGGATGGAGATATCTTGACAAATACATCGGAGGTTACAACGAAGGTGATTTGATTGTAGTAGCAGGTAGACCGGGAATGGGAAAGACGGCAATCGCTTTGACGCTCACAAAGGACTTCGCAAAGTATAACTACAAAGCACTCTTCTTATCGCTTGAGATGAGCAACGAACAACTCGCGAAACGATACTTGTCGCTCATAGGTTCTATCGAGAATTGGAAGATTCGCAATGGTCGTCTAGAGCAAAAAGAAATAGACAATGTGATACACGTCGCAAACAATCAGTCTATCGAGTTTCACATAGACGATGACGTTGATACTTCTATCGCACAAATAAAAGCCAAAGCAAAACTACACAAGTCTCGCAAAGGTCTTGACTTGCTAGTGATAGACTACATTCAATTAATCAAAGGTACAAAAGCAAATCGTGAGCAAGAGATAGCAGAGATATCACGAGGTCTTAAACTACTCGCAAAAGAGTTGAAAATCACGGTCATTGTTCTTGCGCAGTTATCTCGTAAGAGCGAAGAGAGAGCAGACAAGAGACCAATGTTGAGTGACTTGAGAGAGAGTGGTGCTATTGAGCAAGACGCAGACATTGTGATGTTTCCTTTTAGACCTGCATACTATGACCAAGAAAAGCCAGACGTGGAAGAAGCAGAGTTGATAATCGCGAAGAATCGAAACGGAGAGTGTTGTACGATACCTACAACTTTTGAAGGTAAACTAACAGAATACAAAGAGCGGATATGAACCAAATAAAAGAAATACGAAGGGCGTACATACTAGCACGAGCGTTGAATGTACAGTATCAATTCATTCGTGAGATTGTGAGTGATGACCTGCGCAAGTCAATAAACGAAGCAAAAGCAAAGAACTCATACTTCATTAAAACAATAGACCAAAACTTTGACCGCAAGAACCAACAACAACAAATAGAGTTTGATGAAGAACTCGCATTTCAACTACTAGAACAAATCGAAAAACTATGACACACTATCAAGAACTACACATCTTAAAACAAGAACTCAGAAGACAACGCTTGTTATTGATTGAGCAGAAAAACAACTACGAGAAAATCATTGCAGGTTTACGCAAAGAAATACTACGACCAAAGATTGACATCACCAAGAATGAAGAGAAATGGGAAGACGTAGTTCGTAGTATTTGTCAAGTGTATAAAATAACGCCAGACGATATCTACGCAAAGAATCGAAATCAACACATAGTCTATGCGCGTCACACTTTTAATTACATTTGTAGAAAGAGATTGAGAATGTCTTTAATGTACATAGGCAGAATCATAAATCGAGACCATACTACCGTTATACATAGCATACGACAAACACAAGATTTGATAGAATATGACAGAGCATTCGCCACAACCTATAAACAAATTATCGAACTACTGGATTCTTATAGCAATGAAGAATCTATCGTCGTCGATTCACATATTGAAAGAAGAGAGCGATATGTTGCGCACGAAGAAGCGATATGAGAAAGACGGGTATTTTGTAAGCATTGAGAAAAAATAATTTGTAAATACAAAATCTTTTTCTATATTTGCATTGTTGAAGAAGTCACAAATCATCGAAAATCTAACAACTCAAAAGTGGGTCTTCGATACGTGTCTTCGTATCTCAAAGAATAAAGAACTAGCAAGAGAACTATATCAATACTTTTTTCTACTACTACTCGAAAAAGAAGACGCATATGTTGAGAAGTTACACAACGACGGTTATTTGCAATGGTGGGCTATCAAGGTACTTCACACCGCCATCAATGGTAATCGTCACCCATTTCAACAAAATCGCATCTACGACAATGTTGATGTGTACGAGTGTCATCTACATAGTGACGACAAAGACCATCTAGTAGAAGAAGAAGAGTATGAAGAAGAGAGAAGCAAGATACGCGCATACGACTTCATCATTGAGTCATCTCATTGGTACGAGAGAGAACTATTCAAGATGTGGCTCGATGGAAATAGCGCACGTTCTTTGCATCGCAAAACAGGAATTAGCGTACGAGAAATCTTACGCGTGGTTAAATTAATGAAACAACTAGTACAAGAACAATATGAGAAAACAAACCCCAATGAAATTCGTTGATAGATTTTTGACGAATCTCGCAAACATTCACGAAGAATGTGGAGACACCTTGAAAGCAGAAGAAGTGAGAAGACTTCACAAGCAATTTGAAGGACTCGTAGAAGAAGAAGAAGCACTATTGAAGAAAGCATTTGTCGACGGCTACGAAACAGACTTAAACGCGCATTCAAGCAAAGCGCCTATTCTCGCACAACTATACTACAAAAATCACTATTGATGACACATCTAGAAATCTTGGGTATCGCGTCGTTCAGCGTAATACTCGTAAACTTTGGCAAACCTGCGGACTACTTAAAGACTTTAATCTATGGTCGTAATCCTTTCAACTGGCAAAGAATGAAACCTCTCGATTGCGCATTTTGTATGTCGTTTTGGATTGGTCTTGGCTACTTTACTTATCAGTACGGTCTCGTAGGTATTCTCTACGCGTCTATCTCTACTATCATTGTTGCACTATTAGAAACTAAAATATGAATTTTGAAGACATCGAGTTCGTTGTAAGTCTAGAACCGAAATACAACGAGTACAAAAAGACACAAGTGTTGTCATTGAACCCAGAAGAAGCGCATCGTTTAAGAAGCGTCTATCAATCACTCTACGGGCGTTCTATGCCCTCTTGCTCTACTTGCTTTGTAGAGAGTTATTTTTCTCTATTGATATTCTGTCAACAGAAACTAAACTCAATCAAAGAACAAGCAGAATGGAGAGAGAAACAACAAGCAATCGAAAGAGCGACTATCGCAGACGATGAGCAACCAAAGCGCAGAAGAAGAAAGCAATGAGAACCGCAATGCAACAAATGTACGACGAGTTAATGGCTCACGAGGACACTATACCAATGACATTGATTGTGAAGTGTAAAGAGTTAATTCATATTGAAGAGTGGCAAATGAAACACGCTCATTGTGAAGGTGCTATAAGTGGCTTACTCGATTTGAAAATCACACCAAAACAATACTACGAACAAAAATACGTCAAGCAATGAAAACACCAATGGAAAGACTAATCGAACACGTGAGACAACAAGTGCCAGACTTTGAGATGTCAGAGAGTCTCATCTTCAACTTCACGATGTTAGAGAAACTAGAGCAACAAATGGCATACAACGCAGGTTTCTCTAAAGCAAAAGAAATATATGAAAGCAATACTTGAGTTTGACTTGACAGAAGAGAGAGAACAATTTGAACTCGCCGTCAATGGTCACAAGTTCGCTATGGTTGCGTTTCATCTAGACCAACACTTGAGAGGTTTGATAAAGTACGCACCCGATACACAAAGCGAAGACACTCACAAAGCACTACAAGAGACAAGAGACAAATTATATCAACTACTAAACGAGTACAACCTTGAAATATGAAGAACGCATTCAATGGAACTATGAACGATGAAGAGTGCTTTAATCACGAATTGAGCATAGGCGTTCACCTAGACAATACATCTTTTCTAGAGTTGTACAATAGTACAACCAAAGAAATTCTATCTATCACAGGTGCAAAGACGTTCCTTGATTGTGGTGGTGGAGTAGGCGCATACACAAAAGCGATGCTTGAGCAAGGTATCGACTGCACGTATGTAGATTTGAGCAAGATACACTTTGACTATGTGTCTAAAAACTTAAAGCCCACAAACGACACACAATCGCTTCAAATCTTCAACCTAGACTTCACAAAGCAAAAGTTTAAAGCGTTTGATTTGGTGGCTTCTATTGAAGTAATGGAACATATAGAAGATAAGAGATTGATACCATTCTTGAAAAACTTAAAGTGTAAGTACTTCCACTTCTCATCTACACCAGAGAAAACAGACTTCGACAAAGCATGGGGTCACATCAATATCAAAAGCGAAGACGAATGGATAGAACTATTTGAGAACTGCGGATTCAAACTAGAGCGCAAATTAAATCTACCGACTACTTGGTCTCTACTATTTACGAAATGAAGAAACACACGAAGATATATCTCGACTACTTTGGCTACGACGAAACATCGTGGATATCTTGCGAGGTATGTGGTAAGACTGCAGTGGACATCAATCACATTGATGCCCGTGGTATGGGTGGAAGCAAACTAAAAGATGTCATCACAAATCTTCAAGCGTTGTGTAGAGAATGTCACACCAAATTCGGAGACCAAAAGCAGTACAAAGACTTTCTCAAAGAGAAGCATCGAATCGCTTTGAGAAAGCGTCAATAACGAGAGATTAACACGAGAACTATGCCAACCGAAAAACAACTCCAAAACTTAAAGCCATTTCAAGTAGGAAACAAAGCAAACCCTAACGGAAGACCAAAGAAACTAGTCACTCAACTCAAGGGTCTAGGGTATTCAAAAGACGACATTAATCAAACCTTGATGAATATGGTCGCAATGTCAAGAGAAGAACTTACAGAGATTGACAAGGGTAACGACTACACTATTCTAGAACGCATCGTCGCAGGTGCGCTACTCAAATCACACGACAAGAACTCTCTCTTCTCGCTTGAGACTTTATTGACTAGAGTACACGGCAAACCAAAAGAAGAAGTAGAGACAACAATCAAAACAGAAGAACCAATCAAAATAACACTTAAACTAGACTAATGACAACCTACATTGGAAACGGATGGGAGAATGAGTATGGACTCAACCTATCAATCAACATCAAGAAACTTCAAGACGCTATCGAAAGCGGTGAACTCATCGTCAATCAATACGGAGATGTTCGTATCAACTGCAATCGTATGAAGGTAGCAAACGAGAAGTCAAAAGCAACTCACTCAATCTCAATCCCAAAACCTAAGTTCTAATGAAGAAGACGTGGAGAGGTAGTGACGTTTTGCCACCGCAAGACGACGAGATAAAACTCGTGAAGACGTATCAAGGCGAAGTAGCACTCGCTCGATACCTTGACGATATGTGGGTCGATGAACACACGAATCGACTTATTCAAGTAGAGTACTGGATGCCCATACCAATCGCACCAAACGAATGACACCAAAAGAGAAAGCCATAGAACTAGTCGACAAGTTTAGCGTCGTGGGTTTACAACAAAGAAATGAGGGGATTGCCTGCGCATTGATTCTGTGCGATGAGTTGTTATGTAATTCTACTTTTTTAATCAGTACGGGCGAATCATATTACTGGAATGAAGTAAAAAAGGAAATCGAAAAATTATGACACCACAAGAAAAAGCAAAAGAATTAGTTGACAAGTTTATGTTGGTCAATTCTGAAAGTGTAGAACTTGAAACGGGAGAACACGAATTGTTACTATCGTTAAGCCAAGAAGATGCAAATCAATGTGCATTGATTCACGTTGAAGAGATGCTTGAAATCGCATCACCGAATAAATTAATATACCATTACACAGAAGATGGCGTCACAATTCTCGAGCAATGGCCAGAGAGAGTATTTTGGTGGTGGGTAAAACAAGAAATTGAGAAACTATGAGAATACTTGCACTAGCAGACGGAATGAATGGCGTAGTCTACCATCGAATCTATACGCCTTTGATGCGTTTACAACTCGACGGATACGCTACAATCGACATCGCTCAAGATAGCGATACAATGATGAACCTTGTCGACTTTAAGAACTACGACCTTGTAGTCTTTAATCGTTGGCTAGGAAAGCATCACTACGACATCTTGAAGAAGATTGCTCAATCGAAGACTCCGTACGTTGTAGACGTTGACGACTACTGGGTGTTGCCTAAATTCAACCCCGCTTATTGGGCGTATCGTCACGGAATCAAGAACGCAATCAAAGACGCTCTTCACTACGCAGACGGTGTGACCTGCACAACGCCACAACTACTCGACCAAGTCAAGCAGTACAACAAGAACGCAATCGTTCTACCTAATTGCTTAGACTACGAACACGAACAATGGAAGCACTCACGAGTAGCAAACGACAAAGACAAAGTCGGTTGGGTTGGTGGTATCACACATCACGAAGATTTGAAACTCATAGTCGACGACATCACTCGTCTAGGTGAAGAAGGTCTAATTGACTTCTATTTGTGTGGGTATACTCCAAGCGATATATGGGATTCTATTTGCGCAATGTTCAAAGGTGATTGGTTTCACGTCGTACGAGGCACTAGCGCAAACGCATACGGTGAAGTCTATAAGCATTTTGACGTAGCAATCGCACCTCTTCAATCAACAAAGTTCAATTCGTGCAAGAGCGAGTTGAAGATTCTCGAAGCGAGTGCATATGACTTGCCTATCGTCGTGAGTGCTTGTGAGCCATACTTGAACCACATCGACAACGGTGGTGTCATCTTCGCAAAGAATGACGAGTGGTACGACTCAATCAAACAAGCGTTACTAAATACTTCGCACTTAGGTTCATCAAACGCTACCTATTGTAAGAAGTTTCACGACATCAAGTTGTGGAATATCGAACGAATCAAGTTCTACGAGAGCATATGCAAATAGAGTACATTCGCCCTAGATTGACTTCTTACCAAAAGAACATACTCGATTCACAAGCGAGGTATACAATCACGGCGGCGAGTACTAAAACAGGTAAGACCGCATCACACATCATTTGGCTCTTCGAACAAGCACTCAAGTTGAGAGATGGTCAAAGTGTGTGGTGGGTTGCACCTGTATACCAACAAGCAGAAATCGCTTATCGTCGTATGAAGACGCAGGTGACCGACAAGAACTTCTTTATCACCAATGAGTCGAAGTTGTTGTTGACTCTCCCGACAGGTGCAAGAATAGAGTTCAAGAGCGCAGAGAAGCCAGACAACCTATACGGTGACGACGTATACGCTTGTGTCTTTGACGAAGCATCACGAGCGAGAGAAGAGTCTTGGTTTGCTCTTCGTTCTACTCTCACGGCTACGCAAGGCAAATGCAAACTCATCGGGAACGTCAAGGGGAAAAAGAATTGGTTCTACAAACTAGGTGAACGCGCAAAGCAAGGAGAGAAAGACTACGAGTACTTCAAGATTACGGCATACGACGCAGTCAAAGAAGGCATACTTCAACTCGATGAAGTAGAACAAGCAAAACGAGACTTACCAAAGCACGTGTTCGATGAGTTGTATCTAGCAGAACCCGCAGACGATAAATCAAACCCATTTGGTATTGACTCGATTCGCGCTTGTTATCAACCAACTACAAACTCTCAAGTCGTAGCGTATGGGATTGACTTGGCAAAGTACACCGACTACACGGTGATAATTGGTATTGATGCGAATAATTGCGTAGCATATTGCGAACGCTTTCAAAGCGATTGGGGGCAAACTCAACAACGCATCATTCAACTAGTACAGAACACACCTGCGTACATCGACTCAACTGGAGTGGGCGACCCTGTCGTAGAACAGATTCAAAGAGCGTGTTCTCGTGCGCAAGGTTTTAAATTCACATCGCAATCGAAGCAACAACTCATCGAAGGTCTAGTTCTTGCAGTACAACGCAACGAGATACGCTTTCCCGAAGACCCTATCGGCTATGAGATGGAATCTTTTGAGTATGAATACACGCGCACGGGTGTACGATATAGCGCACCAAGCGGACTACACGACGACTGCGTTTGCTCACTTGCTCTCGCTTTAGATTGTAAGTCAAAAAATAGACCTGGATTATTTTACTTTGCATAAATGAATTGGAAAAACATAACAATCGAACAACTACAAGAACTCGCTTCTATCAATCACTTTGAAGGTGTCGAGCGTCGTATACATCAAATCGCTATCGTCAATCGCTTAGACATAGACGAAGTCGAAGAGATGTCTCTCAAGAAGATTCTCGAAGAAGTAGAGAAGTTGAATTTCTTGAATGAGTTACCACAAGACAAGCCGATGTTCGCTTTCAAGCATATGAAGAAACGCTATCGTCTTATCACAAACGCTCAAGAGATGCAAGGTCATCACTTCATCGCTTTACAACAAATCAAAGCAGACGATATCATTGAGAACCTACACAAGATTCTGGCGATGCTCTCGTACGAAGTAGACATCTTTGGCTATCGTGTAAAAATCCCAAAAGGTCAAGTAGCGACCAACTTTGAGGAACGATGCGAGTCGTTCAAGACTTTGAGTTGTTCGTTCGCTTATTCATACGCGTCTTTTTTCTTGGCACTCTATCCGCAGTTGTTGACCGCTACCCTCGATTATTTGAAGCAGGAGATGAGCAACTTGACAAAGTAGAGGTAAGTCCTTTTTCGTGGCTTGAACTTGTCGACAAGATGGCGAATCGTGACAGAACAAAATGGGAGTTCTTCCTAGAGATGCCATTGATTGAGTTCTTCAACGCTATCGCATACTACAAAGCACAAACGCAAGAGCGCAACAAACGACTAGAGCAAAGCGCAAACAAGGGTTTTCAACCTTACGTCATCGCAGTTCTTAACGAGATGCTATAATTCTTAAGTGTGATTTTTGTGAAAAAGTGTACGTTTTGACATATAAGGTTTCATAAATCGTACATTTTATATGCTTTTTGATACATATATGTCACATTTCTACGAATAAGAGTGACAAGTGCTATTTTGAGACGAGAGTGTTGCGATGCTATTTTAATACGTGGCACTCTCAATCACACAACAACCAAACGCGAACGCACCTGCTTACAATGATACGAACTTCGTCATCACAGAGTCAAGCGGTGCAATCTACACGAAAGACAATTTCAAGTTTATTTGTGAAGTAAAGCAGAACACTACGAGTCTTGCAAAACTCAAAGCACCTATCTACTACGGCTCAACGAACAAAGGTGTCTTCAATATCTCTCGCATTTTAGAGAACTACGTCACTTATGACTTCAACATCAACGACACTCTCGCTAGTGGTTGCACAAATAGTGCAATGTCATACAAAGTAGAGTTCGGCTACGAGTATAGTGCAAGTGCAACAGGTAGCGTAGTAGAGTACACAAACTTGACGAGTGCAACTGGCAACGTATGGAACGCATCACTTAACGCGATTGACTTAGTCAACTATAACGGTCAGTACACGATGGATGGTGACGGCAAGTTCTTAACACCCATTCGCTCGAAGATTATTCAACGCACACAAAAAGACTTCTTGTACGCAATTAGAAACACCGCTACAAGCGCAGTAGTGACGTATAGCGACGCAAGTACACAAACATTGAGTCTACCTACTTCTACAATTGTTCGCATCCCTAGCGGTTCTCAGTTGACAATCCCAAGCGGTGCGACATACTACGACATTGTACTCAAGAACGGAGGTACAACACTAAGCGAGACGTATCGTGTGACGTTAGTAGATGAGTGTTCAAAGTACGAGACAACAGACTTGTTTTTCTTGAACTCTCTAGGGGGCTTTGATTCTTTCCGATTTAACAAGGTGAGACGAGACACATACGACACTCAACGCAAGACGTATCAAGCAACACCTTACACGCTAGGTGCAACTTACGCCTACGAAACTTCATCTTTTAAGTCAAAAAATTACGACACAATTTCAACTCATAGGGTGAAAATGTTCTCGAATTGGATTACAGAAGCACAAAGCGAATGGTTGAAAGATTTGATTGATTCGCCTATTGTGTTTGCATACGATGGCACTACACTTGTAGCAGTCAACATCGAGACATCAAACTACGAAGTCAAGAAGCACGTACAAGATAAAGTCTTCAATCTAGAAATAGACGTTGTATATTCGTTCGATAGCAAGAGACAAAGACAATGATAGAGATTTACGTAAGCGGTGGCACAATCACGAATAGAAGACTTGACACTTTTGGTGATGTCAACACACTCATAACTCGCTCAATCGCAGACATAAGAGAACCACAATCACGCTCTAGTGAGTGGTCGAAGACATTTACTTTGCCAGGTACAAAGGCGAACAACATAATCTTCTCGCAACTCTTCGAAGTTGAGCAGGTGATTTCTTCGAGTGTTCAGTTCACGCCAGATTTCAACCCAAATCTAAAAGCAGATGTCATACTATTTAGCGATGGCATTGAGCAGTTGAGAGGGTTCTTGCGTTTGCTCTCAATCAAAGTAGACGACTCTACACATATCACCTACGAAGTAACGCTTCACGGACAAACTGCGGATTTGTTCACTACACTAAGTGAGCGCAAACTCAACGCTCTAGACTTTAGCGAGTACAATCACACTCTCTCTAGTGGGAATGTCATTGATTCGTGGGCGACTCAAATCTACAAGAACGGCTCAACTCAAGCGTTTGCGTATGGTGAGGGCTATATGTATGCAATGATTGACAAGGGTCACCCTCGAAATATCTCTCTTTGGGAGACCAACGAGTTTACACCTTGCTTGTATGCAAAGACTATCGTCGACAAGATGTTTGCCAATGCGTCGTACACTTACACGAATGACTCTTTCTTCAATAGCGATAGATTCAAACACTTAGTCATTCCACCACCCTCGTCTTTGACCGTCGATGCTACTGCTCTTGAATCACGTCGATTCAGAGCGTCTCGCATCACAAGTGCGCAGTCACTAGACTTGTCGTCTACTATTATTTTTCAGAATGACTCAACTAGTGGGAACTATGACAACGGAAACAACTACAATACAACGACAGGACAATACGTCGTTCCTGTTGGGGGAAACTACGTCTTTGATGTTTCTCTAGATGTCAACTACGCATCGACTGGCTACACTCCTATTTTTCAAGAGGACATTTGGCTAGTGTTTGGGTTGTACGTAAACGGAATCAAAAAGACTACGTCAACCGTGACGGTAGACTTTGGCTCACCTGCTTTCAACATAGACTTGTACTTTGCACCTAGTACGTTGCTCAATGGCGATGTAGTAGAAATCAAACTCGTTCAAGTATGGGACGAAGCAAATCAATACAATCTTTCAAATAGTCAATTTCAAGTAGACATCGGTGTAGGTTCTAACATCGAGAACAATTTGACGGCTTACACTTATGGCTATGGTGAGACCGTCGACTTCTCAGTCTTCTTAAATAGCGAAGTAAAGCAAAGCGAGTTGTTGCTCTCGTTTGTCAAGATGTTCAATTTGTATATTGAAGCAGATAGAGACAACCCTAAAGAATTGAGAATCGTACCTCGTGACGACTTCTATAATGGTGCGCAGGTAGATTGGACACAAAAACTAGACTACTCTCAAAGCGTCGAGATTGTACCTATGGGAGAACTAGAAGCAAACCCCTACAAGTTTCAATACAAAGAGGGCAAAGACGAAGCAAACGTATTGTATCAAGAGTCTTATCAAACTACGTACGGCTCTCGTACATATCAAGTCGAGAATCAATTCGTAAAAGAAGAGAAGAAGATTGAGGTCGTTTTCTCGCCCACTCAAATACGCTCTTACAACAATCAAAAGAACTTCGTCTTGTCGTATGTACCAAACGCTCAAGATGGTGACTTACGTGTGTTGTATTATAGCGGTTTAGTGAGTGGAGTTAATTGGATGCTATACGCTCAATATGCAGGTGTAGGATTTAATCGCTCAAATCGTTTCTCTATCCCAATCACTACGCATCTTGACTCTATCACAAACCCTACATTTGACATCAATTTCGGTATGCCTCGTGAGGTTGGTATAGGTGCGGGATATAAGTACACAAACGCGAATCTTGTCAATACATACTACTATCGTTTCTTGACTGAAATCACGTCAAAGAACTCTAAGATTCTGAGAGCGTATTTTCGTATCACTACGAAAGACTATTTGAACTTATCTTTCGCAGACGCTTACTTCTTCGAGGGTCAGTACTGGCGTTTGAATAAGATAGAAGACTATGACCCGAATGGTGACTCGGTCTATTTGTGCGAGTTCCTACTTGCTCAGTTCATACAACCTGCGACAATCACACAAAAGACAATCGGTGCAGGTACAGGGCAAGGGCAACAAGGCGAGACTTATGGCGATATCTATCCAGGTGGGAACATACCAATCAAGACAGGAATCAAAGGAGTCTCAGTAGGTACGTCAAACGGCGGTAGTGGTATATTCGTAGGAGATGACATCGTACAATCGTCAAACAACGACAACTCTAGTGCTTTTGCGAGTGTTCAAACCTCGTTTCTAGAGGGGGCAAATAACTCAATGGCTATTGTTTGTGATGACTTCGAGGTAAGCAAACCCGACACTTTGTACGTAGGAAACTACGAGATGTATCCAAACTTCTTGAGTGGTGGTGCAGTCAAGACGGTGAGCGCAAACACAGCGGCAACAAAAGACGATAGATTGTTTTTGGTTGACACAACAAGCGGAAGCAAGACAATCACCTTGCCAGACCCAACAGGTTTAAGTGGCAAACAATTCGTAATTAAAAAAATTACATCTGGAAATTCTGTCATAGTTGCTACGACAGGAACGGCAAAGATAGACGGAGGAGATACACATACAATGATTTTACAATGGGCATCACACATCTTGGAAACAGATGGCGTAGACTACTTCATAATAGCACAAAAATAATGGCAATCAAATCAACGGTAGAATTAGAAGTAAAATCGAATCTGAAAGGGTTCAAAGGCGAGATTCGTCAAGCAACAATCGAAGCACAAGAAGCAGTTCGCACCTTTGGTGAGTTCTCGCCCGAAGCAGTAGAAGCAGAAAAGAAACTCGCTTTGCTTCGCGATAGAATGGAAGACTTCAATGACCGAGTGTCAGCAGTCAACCCCGATAAGTTCGCGCAAGTACAAACGATTGTTCAAGGTGTTGCTCGTGGCTTTCAAGCGGCGCAAGGTGCGATGGCTCTATTTGGTAGCGAGAGCGAAGACCTACAAAAGACAATGATTAAACTTCAAGGGGCGATGGCTCTTGCGGATGGTCTTGAAGGTCTTGGAAAAATTCAGCAACAATTTACCGCTATCGCAAAGAACATCAAAGGCGGTGTGATTCAAGCGTTCCAATCTTTAGGGCGTATCTCAACTCTTGCGTTTGGTGTCTTGGGTATAGCGTTGACTCTGATTATTGCGAACTTCGACAAAATCAAGAACGCGGTGATGAACTTGATACCAGGTCTTTCTACGTTTGCGAATTTCATCGGAGGTCTAGTACAACAATTCACAGATTTTGTAGGTATCACTAGCGCAAGTGAGAGAGCGTTGGAGAAGTACAACAAAGCAACCGAGAAAAACAACGAGCAACTAGACAGAGAAATTGCGCTTCTAAAAGCACGAGGTGACGAAATCGGTGTGTTTAACAAGCAACGTCAAAAACTCGAGAATGAACTTGCTCAAGCACGTAAGAACTACGGAAAGAATACAGAGAAAGAGTGGGGAAAAATCGTACTAGACACAAAGAACGCCCTTGCTATTCTTGCAGAAGAAGAGAAAAAGTACAACGCAGATAGAGCAAAAGAAGCGAATGAAAAAGCAAAAGAACGTCGTGACCAAGTTCGCACATTAAATCAAGAATTAAGAGTACTTCAAGCAGATGAAAACGATAGAGATTTACTTGCACTTCAACAATGGTATGCAAACTCTCGTCGTCAATATGTAGAAAATCAAGAAGCACTTCTAGTGCTTGAGAACATCTACAACTATAAGCGTCAAGAACTTCGTGATAAAGAATTAAAAGACGTTAGAAAAGGTATAGCAAAAGAGGTCAAAGAAGTTCAATTTGGAGAAGAAACAAAAGTCAAACTAGCAGAACAAACCTATCAGCGTCAATACTCAAACGCAGAGAAGTTCAAATTGTTCGTTGCAGTAAACAACGCAGAACTCATTGACCTTGCACAGAGTTTCTTTGATGTAAGCGCAGAACTAGCAGACGCTTTCGCACGACAAGACGAAGAGTCACAAAAGAGGGCGTTTAATTTCTCTAAGGCAATGAAAATTGCGTCGACTATTATGTCTACAATCGAGGGTGTGCAGAATGCGTTTAAGACTGCGCAAGATTCCCCAATAACGGCAGTCGTTCCTGCTTACCCTTTTATTCAAGCAGGTATCGCAGGGGCTTTTGGAGTCGCGCAAATCGCCAAATTGAAAGCGACAAAGTTCAATTCTCAACAAGCAACTCAACAAAGTGGTGGTGGTATGCCACAAATGAGCGCACCTCAAACAAGTTCGTCTATGTTGCAACAAGGAGGGAATGAACAACTCACTCAACAACAACGCGTTTACGTGCTTGAGGGTGACATCACTCGGACACAACAACGAGTATCTAACAACAAAAAAGTATCTATTGTCAAATAAACGCTATTTATGAGTATGAATCTACCAATCTATCGACTAGACATCAACGAGTTTGACGAAGAAACTGGCATCGACTTTGTGTCGCTTGTTGAAGCACCCGCAGTCGAAAGAGATTTTCAAGCGTTCAATCAAGCATTTGTAGAGCCAAACGCGAATGAAAGCGAAGAAGAATTTGTGACTCGTTGCATACCTATTCTCATCAATGAAGGTAAAGAGAGTGAACAAGCAGTCGCAATCTGTTACTCTATGTACAAAGACAAATCAACAAAGATGCAAAAATTCGCCATTCAAGATGAAGAAAAGAGAATTGTTTCGGGAGTTGCTATGGTTGCTGATATGCCTATTTATCGACGTGATGCTATTCGTGGTGAATACTACGTTGTGTTTGATAAGGATTCTATTTTTAAGATAGCGAAGAAGTGGGCAAGGTCAAACAAGTACGATAGTGTAAACGCTCATCACAAAACACCAATCGAAGAAGGTGTGTCTTTATTCGAGTCTTACATCGTAGATAGAGAGAGAGGTGTGATGCCTCCTAAAGGGTACGAAGACGTAGCAGACGGTTCGTGGTTCGTGTCTTACTTAATAGACAACGACGATGTGTGGGCAAAAGTCAAAGCAGGTGAGTTCAAAGGTTTCTCAGTAGAAGGTGTCTTTGATTTCGTGAGCGAAGTAGACGAAGAGATGAAAGTTCTAGAAGAGTTGAAGCGAGTTCTTGCTCAATGGGATGGTCAATAAAATTGCAACACAAAAACAAAAATTATATTTTACTATGATGAACGCAAAAGAAACTCTAAAACAAGTCCGCACTTTGTTGGGATTTGAAGAAGAAAAAAGTATCGCCTTTGAGACTGCAATGTTGAAGGATGGTACAATCGTAAAATGGGAGGGTGAGTTGTCAGTAGGTACTATCGTAATGGTAGAAACTGCTGAGGGCGATATTCCTGCACCCGACGCAACACACGAAATCGAAGACGGCACTCTTGTGACTACTCTTGATGGCGTTGTAACTGAAATCGTTAAGCCAGAGATGGAAACTCCCGAAGTAGAAATCTCAGTTGAAGCCGAAGAGTTCGCTACCGTCGCTCGTTTCAATGAAGTAGTAGAAACTCTTGAGTCTAAGATTGCTCAGTTGACTGCTTCTATCGAGTCTTTGGTAAGCGAGAGAGCATCTCACAAAGAGGCGATGTCTAAAGTAGTTGAGTTGGTTGAGAAAGTTATTGACTTGCCAAGCGACGAACCTACCAAGAAACCTCACACACCTAGCAAAGTAGAGTCTCAGTTTGAGAACTTGAAGAAATTTGCAAACGCATTAAAGAAATAAACCAAATAAAAAACAAAAAAATACTATGTCATTCGTTGTATCTTCTCTCAACAACTACACCAATGAGCAGTCAACTGACTTGTTGGTAAAAGCGTTGTTCGGTTCTAAAACCGCATCAACCTTACAAAGCGCAGGTCAAGTGCAGGTAGGCGTTAAATCGTCTGCTTCTTTGAACTTGTTGGCTTCTACCGTTTATTTTCAAGCCGATGGTTGTGGTTACAATCCTAGCGGTGCTACTACTTTCACTCAACGTAACATCACCGTTGGTGCAGTTAAAGTAGAAGAGACTTTGTGTCCTAAGACTTTGGAAGCAAAGTGGATGCAAACGCAAATCATGGCGGGTTCTCCTACTATGATTCCTTTCGAAGAGCAAATCGGTAGCGAAAAATCTGCGGTTATCGCCGAGAACATCGAAATTGCTATGTGGCAAGGTGACACCACTAGCGGAAACCCTAACTTAAACCGCTTCGATGGTTTCAACAAAATTATCTCTGGTGCTTCTCCAACATTGGCTAACTCTGCGCCAACTGCTTTCACTTCTATCACTAGCGCGAACATCGACGATATCTTAGACCAAGTATACGCGAACATTCCTGCTCGTGTTGCTACCAAGAGTGACTTGGTTTGCTTCATCGGTGTAGATGCTTTCAAATTGATGCTTGTAAACTTGAAGAACGCTAACTTGTACCACTACGCAGTAGAAGCAAGTGAAGCGATGGAAATGATTTACCCTGGCACAAATATGAAGTTGATTGCCGTAGGTGGTTTGAGTGGTACTAGCAAAATCGTTGCAGGTTCTTTGAGTAACTTCTTTGTAGGTACTGACTTGGCAAACGAAGAAGAGTCATATAAATTGTGGTACTCTGAGGACAACGACGAGGTTCGTTTCCGTACTACTTTCAAGTATGGTGTTCAAGTTGCTTACCCTAGCGAAGTTGTATATTTCACCCTCTAATCTAACATAAACAATGGCTTGTCTTCTCACTCAAGGTTTCACTCTAGATTGTAAAGATTCAATCGGAGGTATCAAGAGCATCCACTTGATTTCGTGGACTGCTTCCAAATTCACTATTGCGAGTGGCGAAGTTACTGCAACCACCGTAGTAAGTGGTGATGTTTATGACTATGAATTGCCAAAGGGTACTGGCTCAATGACTAACACTACAAACGTGTCAGTTGAGAATGGTACTACTTTCAATCAATGTGACGTGGCATTCAAATTGCGTCGCTTGTCTACTACTAAGCGCAACGAGATGAAACTTCTCGCTCAAGGTCGCACGTACACAATCGTACGTGACAACAACGATGCGTATTGGTTAGTAGGTAACGAGTATGGATGCGATGTGACTGCGATGGTTGCAAATAGCGGAACTGCTATGGGCGATTCAAATGGTTACGAAGTGACTTTGTCAGCAATCGAAGCGGAAGCACCTTACAAATTGCAATCTAGCGTAGTGACTGCGTTAGGAATTTAACGTACATTTGTATTGTTCTTGATTCATATTAGTTTTCAGAATTGGGAGGGCTTCGGCTCTCCCTTTTTTGTTACATCTTTTTGACGTTGCTATTTATTTAAGATGCTAACTATCAACAAAGGTCAAACGAAGTACTGGTACTTGACACTCACAGAGATTGCGAGTGCATCGTCTTACGTCTTCACCTTTACGCATCGACAAACATACACTCAAGTCACTAGAACTTTGAGCGATGTTTCAACGCATACAGAACGCTACAATCAATTTCAATTCATCGAAGGTACTACTGCTACTCTTCTAGAGGGAGAGCATGAATATAGCGTCTCTACAAGCGGTGGGACACTATGCGAAACAGGTATTCTCAAAGTAGAAACCACAACAAGTAGCACACAATACACACCAACACTAACAGAAAAAATCTACACAACATGAGTACTTCAACAGACATCATCGCAGGTGGTGGGGCGTTCAAGCGTCACGCATCTGGTACAGTTACTGCCGTTTCCTATAACGCAGTTATTCCTCAAGAAGATACGGTTTTCACTTCTTTCTCAGTCAATGGCGTAAACGTCTTGAGTGATAGGGGTATGAGTGGCGTTACATTCAAGCAAGGTGCATACTTGCCAGCGGGTAACGGCTTGAAAATTACGGGCTTTGTAACTTCTTCGGGTTCTGTAATCGGCTATTAATGAGAATGGGCATAGGGTTGGGCGTTGGAATCAATCGTTCCAATTATGCCCAAGGGATTTTCTCTGCTTATCAGAGTCGGGTTATTGCCGATGGTGGAGTAACTGAGGCGGGTTCTTGTGTGGATGCGGTGAGTGGGTTGTTACAAACTGCATCGTTGTTGCTGATTCCATCGGGCTACAAGTCGGGCAAAGCATACGCCGAAATTCCCACAAACGGAAACGGTGATTTAACTTGGACACGGGCGAGCACGGCACTACGCACAAATAGTTCGGGCTTGTTGGAGTCAATGGGTTCGGGTGTACCGAGATTGAGTTATATGTACGGCAGTTGTCCAGCGTTGTTGTTAGAACCGCAGAGGACGAATTTGGCGTTGCAGTCGGAGAGTTTTGATAATGCGAGTTGGACGAAAGCGAATGCGAGTGTAACTGCAAATAGTACAACTGCGCCCGATGGTAATACTACTGCGGACACATTTGAATCAACAACAAATATAAACGCCAACATAACAATACAACAAGCGATAACGATTGTAAGTGGTTCAACTTATTCCGCAAGTTTTTATGTAAAGGCAAATACTCAACGGTACATATTTATTAACCTATCTTCTACGGGTGCGATTCAACATTTTGTTACTGCCGTAATTGATACAAATGATTTTACCGTAGGTCAAACTGCGGTTGGTACATCAAGTGGCACATTAGTAACTACAAACATTCAAAGTGCCGCAAACGGATTTTATCGTATCACGATAGTTGCATCTATTAACCGAACTGACGGACGAATTCGTTTGGGATTTGCAGACGCAAAAACGGGCAATTTTATAGGTTTGACTGGCGAATGTGCTGCAAGTAATACATCGGGGAAATCAGTTTACCTATGGGGCGCACAACTCGAACTTGGCGCATACCCCACAACCTACATCCAAACAACCACCGCATCAGCGACCCGTATTGCGGACTCATTCAGTCGCAATAACATCTACACCAATGGTTTGATAACATCAAGTGGGGGTACTTGGTTTGTGGAGTTGAGGAATAATATCAGTTATACAAGGGATTCAATCGGTGCGTTGTGGATTGGCGACAATTCAACCGCAGCATCATTGGGGAATTCCTTAAACATCAGAAGTGCGGGAGGAGGTCTTTTGCCAATTAACAAATGCGTTGCGGGTACTTTAACGCAGTTATATGTAACCTTAACAAGCACCGTAAAAATTGCCATCAAATGGAACGGCAGTACTGCGGATGTGTTTGTGAATGGAACGAAAGTTGTATCTGCAACATCGTTTAGCACTACGAATATGGAATTTTTGAGCGGACAGGGTAACGACGTCCCCAAATTCATTCAAGCAATGGGCTTATTCACCACCCCACAAACCGACCAATTCTGTCAAGATATTACCACCTTATGACCTTTTCAAAATACCAATTCCAATCATTAGCCGAATGGCTAACATACCAAGCCCAAATCAGCACAACGAT